TTAATAATAATATTGGAATTAATTATAATATTTTCAAAGAGTTAGTTATTGAATTAAATAATAAATATAATTATGATGAAGATATTGAAAAGTCTTTTAATAAAATTTCAGAATTATATTTGAAAGGTCAAATTAGTGATGAGTTGTTTGAAAAAGCAGAATTAAACTATTTTGAAAAAGGTTTTAGTGATAGTGGTTTGTCAAAGGTTGCACAAATAGGTGAAATAAGAGTAAGAAAAGACGGAACTAAATGGAAGAAAATATCATCAACTGGTTCAAAAGATGATTGGAAACAAGTAACAGATAGTAAAAAGAATAAAAAACAGGAAGAAGATAAACAATCTAATAATAAAACAGAAGATATAAAGGAAGATTTTACACCTAAAGAGATAACAGAGGCAGCAAAAACAACCACACAAAAGGCTTTAGAAATAGCAATAAAAGAATCAAAAGAACCTGAAATAAGAACAGCAGCACAGTTGGAATTAGATAGGAGAAAGAAAGAGGAGGTTGTTCAAGAAGATGATGAGAGTAAAAAGACGGAGGGTAATAAAAAAGAAAGTAAAGTTAAAAATAAAGACAATAATATAAAGAAAGGGTATGAATCATGGTTATAAGTAATAAGATAGAAACATTAATAAATTTCAGGATACAGGAAGAGGAGAACTCAAGTAGATTATATAAATCTATGCAGGTGTGGTTAGATTATGTAGGGTATAGTGGTGCATCAAAATTGTTTGAAAAGTATTCAAATGAGGAGTTAATTCATGCGAATTGGTCTTATGAATATTTATTGAATTTGAACTTGAAACCTAAATTATCAGTAATCAAACAACCTAAAGAAGATTTTAAATCATTATCTCAAGTAATAGCATTAACATTAGAACATGAAATTACAATTACTAATCAATGTAAAGAATTAGCTATACAGGCTCAAAAAGATGAAGATTATATGACATTGGGGTTAGCTCAAAGGTATTTAAAAGAACAGTGTGAAGAATTAAAAAAGGCTCAATATTTGGTTGATAGATTAGAGTTGTTTGGTGATGAACCAATAGCTTTGAGAATGTTGGATGAAGAAATGGGAAATATTTAGATATAATTATATAAATAAAAAATGAATAATAATGATTTTAATTTTTCAGTACCAATTGAAGTTATAGAGAAATCTGTAAAAAAGAATGGTAAAGAAACAAAAGAAATGTTTATACAAGGTATAGCTTCAACAAATGATAAAGATGCTGATGAAGAAGTTTTAGAACCATCTGGGTATATCTTAGACAGGTTTTTGTCAAAGGGAACAATAAACTATGAACATTTATCTAAAAGAAGCCCAAAATATATTGTAGGTGAACCTGTAGAAGCAAGAATTGATGGGAATAAAATGTTTCTAAAAGCTAAATTGTGGGAAAATAGTGATTTAGCTAAGGAAATTTATGGTAAAATGAAGGAAATAAATGAGAATGGTTCTAATCGTAGAGCAGCTTTCTCAATCGAAGGAAAATGTATTTCCAGGGATCCGATGAATCCAAAAAGAATAACAAAGGCATTAATAACTAACTGTGCCATAACTTTTTCACCAGTTAATGGTAATAGTTTTGCTGATATTGTTAAGGGTATTCAAAAGGAAGATTTTATTGAATTAGAATATGATAAAGTTGATAATGATAAGGATAGTATTTATCTATTTGAAAAAGATGGTAAAAAATATAAAGTAGGTAAAGATTTTAAAGTTTATGAAATAATAGATAAATCAATGGATACAACTAACACAGCACCATTAGTATCTGAGTCATTAGATAAGAAAGTAAAAAATGTTGTAGAGATAAGTAAGTCCATAAAAACAGTATCATCTTATTTTAATAAAAATATATTTGATAATGAGTTTAAAGAAAAAATAAAAAAAAGTATTAAAAATATTTTTTAATTGTAAAATTTTTATTATATTTATAATAATTATAAATAAGGTTTATTTCGATTTAATTTTTTAATATAAAAAATGGAAGACAATAGTAAAAATAAATTAACATCTGATGAGATTAATGATTTAAGAAAATCGTTAATTGATTTGGGTATGAAGGAAGAAGAAATTGAATCCCAAATTCAAAAAGCAATTGGGGAAAAAGAAAAAGAAGATGATGATGAAGGCAAAGAAAAATCTCCTGAAGATGTAGAAGAGAAAAAGTCTATATATAAATCTATGAAAGATAGAATGGATACTCTTCAAAAATCATTAAAAGAATTTGAAGATATGTATGGCAGTATGTTGGTATCACCAGCAACACCAAACCCTTCAAATGATTTAAAGAAGTCAATAGAAGATGATATTAAAAAATCGTTTTTAACTGACATTGAAAAATCAATTAGTGATAGTGTTGGCGATATTCAAAAATCTATTAATGATAGTTTTGAAAGTATTAATAGTAAATTTGATTCTTTTTCAGATTTATTAGAGATTGCAAAATCTATTAAAGAAGATGTAAAGAAAATTGGTGACGCACCTGTTCCAGGTAAATCAATGTTATTTGGTAAAGCTAACTTTTTTGAAAAAGGTATTGAAGATGATATAAATGAAAGACAATTATCAGTATCAAAAGATAAAGATACAATTATTAAATCAATGCAAGATTTGATTGAAAAATCAACAGATAATGATATTAAAGAAGTTTTAATGAATGGTGTTTCAGAATATACAATTAACAGTGGTAATGTTACTGATAATACAGTTAAAGCATTAACTTTGTTATCAAAAAAAGAAAATATAACTTTTGTAAAATAGTAGATTAAAATAATTAATTTCGATATAATAAATAAATAAAAAATAATGTTAGATATTTATCAATCCTTAGGGAAAAATGCTGAAAATTACAGCGATGAAGATATTCTAAAAGCTATTATAGCAGGAGAACAAACAGGTAGAGACTTAAACAACACCCTATCTTCGGGACCGTCTTTGAAACCTGAGTCATTAGACCCTGTTGTAAAAGTATTAGAGAATAAAGAAAACACTTTAAAAGTGTGGAAGATGTTACCTAAAAAATCTGTATATAGTACAGTACATGAGTACAATCAATTAAAATCTTATGGTGCAGATGTAGGTATTTTTATGGACGAAGGTGAAACACCAGAACAAACTGACTCTATCTACAGACGTAAGTCAGTATTAGTAAAATACGCTGGTATTCAAGGTGAATTAACTCAACAAGCTATGTTAGTAAAACAAGCTGATGGAAAAGACCCTTACTCAAGAGAAGTTGAGAATAAAACTATGAAATTATTAACTCAATTAGACCAAGCAATGTCTAATGCTAATAATTCAATAGTGCCACAGGAGTTTGATGGTGTATTTAAACAACATTACGATGGTATATTAGATATTACAGCAGGTGGAGATTTAGACACTTATAATAGTGATTTATCTATTATAGATGCAAATGGAAAAGCAATGACAGATTCAAATGTTGAAGATGCGGTTCAAGCAGTTATTAATGATAGATTTGGTGATGCAACTAAGATTATTGCAAATCCATCTGTTTTTAACAGTTATGTAAAAAGATTCCATGAATCAAAAAGAGTAATGGTTGGTAACCCTGATTCTGCAATTTCAGGAGCTACAATGGGACAAAAAGTTAATGATATTATGACTCAGTTTGGGAAGATTGGAATTGAATCTGATATTTTCTGGGATAGAAGAGCATCTAAAGTATATAACTCAGCAGCAACTGGTTCAAAAGCACCAGCAGCACCAGTAGCTGATATATCTAATCCAGTAACTGTTGTTTCAGCAGATACAAAGACTAAATTTACAAGTTGGGCAGGAACATATTATTGGGGAGTAACAGCCCGTAATAAATATGGTGAATCCGCAATTACTTTATTTAATACATCAGGACAAGCAGTAGCAGCAACAGAATCAATAGATTTAAAATTTGCAGCAGATGTTGGTACTTATGCAGCAACATCTTACACTATATACAGAACTGAAAAATCTCCATCAAATTATTTAACAGCTAAATACTATCCAGTAATTGATGTAACAGTTGCTCAATTAGCAGCAGGTTATGATGGTGGAGCTTCAGCAGCAAAGGTAAGAGATAGAAATAGAACCTTACCTAATACACATAGAGCAATTGTTTTAGACCCAACAAGTGAAATGTGGGAATATGTACAATTAGCATCTACAATGAAAGTTGATTTTGCAATTACAACTTTAGCTCGTAGATTTGCAGTTGTAAACTACGGTTCTCCAATTTTATATCAACCTGGTAAGATTTCTTTAATTAAGAACATTGGAAGTGATATAACAGTATAAAATAGTATTAATATGGTTAGGGAGATAAATACTCCCTAACTTTTATAAAATTTTGAATATGAAAATTAGAACAATAATTTCAAATGAATTTGGTCAATCTATTACATTTGGTAATGATTTAATAAAATTTGATAGATTAGGTGTTGCAGAAGTTGATGATAAATTAGGTAAAAAATTACTTGATATACATGTAGGTCATTTAGTAGATGGTGATACTGAAGATATTTCAAAAGGGAAACCAAATATTTATGAAAAAGAGTTGGTTGATTCAACTATAACCAAACTTCAAGAAGATAATGAAAAATTAAAAGGTATAATTAAAGACAGAGAATCTACAATTAAAGTTATTGATGAAGATAATAAAACTTGGAAATTAGAGGTTGATAAATTAAAAGATATTTCTGAAAAAGCTGTTGAAGAATTAGAAGGGTTTAAGACACAAAAACAAAAAGAGGTTGATGAACTTAATTTTAGAATTAAATTACTACCTAAGACAAATAAAGAATTAGTTGATGTATGTTTACAATTAGAACTTGTTGAAGAAAAATTTAAAGGTTTAACTAAAAAAGAAGATTTAATAGAATTAATTATTGCGGAATCAAGAAAGTAATTTTTATAAATAATGCCTAAATTAACCTATACAATCAAGTATAAAAAGAATGAGGGGCTTGTTATCTCTCCTGAAGAATTAACAAGCCTTTATTTTTATGGGATTAGTACTAAGTCAAGAGACGGTTCTGATATTAGTAATGATACTATGAAAATGTATATTCTTTCTGCACAACAGGAGATAGAGAAATTTCTTGAAATAAGATTTAATAAAAAGTTAATAGAGGAAACACAGAATTATTATAAAGATGATTATTGGGGAGGGTTTCCAATATTGAGACCTAAATTACCAGTAGCAAAACCTTTATCATTTATTGGTTTTTTAAATAATATAGAACAAATAAAGTATCCATTAGATTGGTTAAATGTAAAAAAAGATAGTGAAGGTCATTATTATAAAAAGATACATCTAATTCCCACTGGTTCAACAACAAGTAGAGCAAATTCAGATATTATATTAACAGGGATAACAGCATATTTAGGATTAACAAGTTATAGCCAAGTTCCTAATTATTTTAGTATACAATATATAACAGGCTATAATTATGAAGATGTTCCTTTAGATTTAATTAATGTTGTAGGTAAAATGGCAGCAATAGGTTTATTTGGAATGTTAGGTGATATTATATTAGGTTCTCCAGGAATAATGGGTTTATCTTTAGGGATGGATGGTTTATCACAGAATATAAGTACAACAATGAGTTCAGGTAATTCAGGTTATTCAGCAAGAATAAAACAGTATTCTGGAGAAATAAAAGTAACATTGGATAGATTAAGATTATTTTATAAATCTTTTAATATTTCAGTTGTATAATGGCAAGTATAAGGAGACAAGCAGCACCTGATTTAAGCAATCAACCTAAATTTAGTATATTTAATCAAAATGATTTTAATGCTGCAATTTGGGGAGAAGGTTATGATGTTATTTTAGAGAGAGCAATAAATTGTCCTTGTAAAGGTGTTAATCCAGATAGTAAACCTTCATGTAATAATTGTCATGGTTTAGGGTGGGTATTTGTTGATGCAGTGCAGACAAAAGCCTTTATACAAAGTATTAATAAGAATACAAAATATAAAGATTGGTCTCCTGAATTAGTTGGTACAATTTCTATAACGTTTATGAGTAATAATCGTTTTGGATTAATGGATAAAATTTCTTTAATAAATAATACTTCTATGATGAGTGAAGTATTAAGAGTAAGAAATTATAATTCAAATAGATTTGTTTTTTGTACATATAAACCTAAATTAATTAAAGATATTTATTTTTATGTAAGTGATACTGAATCTTTGATTAAATTAGATGTTGAAGATTATGTTATAAGTTCAAAAAATCCTTTTATTATTTATATCCGACCAGATATTATGATAAACTCTTCTAATAGTTATATATCAGTATATTATGAACACAATATAACTTATAATATAATAGATATTCCTCACGATATGAGAATAACTAAAGAATATGATAATAATGGTAAGAAGTCTCAAGCAGATATGCCGATGCAGGCTATTGCAAGAAAAAGTCAATATGAATTAGGTGTGAATACTAATTTAGAGGGAGATAATTTAATAAACAATAAACCTGAAGGGGTGAATGAAGAAGATTTTAATAATGATTTTAGTAAAGGAGATTATAATTCATGAGTTTATATACATATTTAAAGAATCAAATTTCATTAGTTGTAAAAAATAATGGAGTAAGGGCAATAACAGGAGATAAATTACAAACTGAATTATTTAGATTAATAGATGGGGTTGGTGGTTTAGAATTAATAGGCGTGGCAAATTTATCTACAACACCAAATACACCAGATAAACCTGTTATGTATTTAGCAGGATTAAAAGGTACTTATTCTAATTTTGGAGGAATTGTTGTATCAGAAGATATATGTTTTTTATGTTGGAATGGAACTATTTGGTATAAAGTAGGAATGAATCTTGATACAAGTAGTGTAAAGAAATATCAAATATTTATTGTTGAAAATGAACAAACAGAATTTACAATAACAGATTTTGCAGTAGATTTAGATGCAACGATGAATGATTTTTTAGTAATGGTAGATGGGGCAGACCAAGCAACTAATTGTTCTTTAGATGAGAATAAAATTATATTTTTATCAGCACAAGAGAACCAAACAATTAAAGTAATTTATTTAAGATAGTATAATAATGAAAAGAATAATTTTAATTTTGATATTTTTGAGCACCTTTTTAGGATTAAATGCTCAAGTATATTATGACCAAGTAAATAGGGTTGAAACTAAAACAACTCAATTTGGTAAAACACTTAATATAAAAACATTAATCACATCTGTTGATATAGGTGTAATTTATAGATTAAATCGCTCGGTGGGTGCAAATTATAGTATTCAAACTGTTATTGATAGTAATTGGTATAACCAAGTTATTGGAAAGCAATTTGATAGTAATTATGTTTATATCGAACTTGGTAAAAAATTGAATAAAACAGATACAATAAATATTTATAATTATTTTAATAATAAAATGTATTATAATGATACAGATAGTATCAAACTTGCTGCAATATCAGGTGTAAATACTGGAGATACTGTAGGGCATGGGTTTATTAATTATAATATTAGTAAAAAAATTAATTTTTCGGATAGTATAACAAAATATACCACGCCTACTATGTTAAATTCTTATTTATTAAAAGGAGACACAATATCTTTAAGTAATCGTATAGACACAAAGGTCGATAAAATAAGTGGCAAGGTACTTTCTGATAATAATTTTTCTGATGCAGATAGTTTAAAATTATTAAGTTTATATAACACAGATACGACTTCTTTATCGAATAGAATAAATCTAAAGTTAAATAGTGCTGATACTCTTTC